ACTGGTAAGACTTATTTTTGTCTCGGCATCGTTCAGCATTTTCTTGAGTCTGATCCCGATTCTGGTGTCATATATTTTGAATCCGAATCTGCCCTTTCTAAAGATATAATAGAAAGTAGAGGTATAGATTCAGCACGTATGTTGATAGTTCCTATCACTACTGTTCAAGAGTTTAGAACTCAGGCAATAAGAATTTTAGATAAATACCTTCAACAGAGTGATCGCAAACCATTGTTGTTTGTGTTAGACTCTCTTGGTATGCTTTCCACAACGAAAGAAGTTGAAGATTCTGAAGCAGGTAAAGAGACTCGTGACATGACTCGTGCACAAGTTGTTAAGTCAATCTTTAGAGTTTTAACTTTAAAACTTGGAAAAGCAAATGTTCCCTTAATAGTTACAAATCACACTTATGATGTCGTCGGATCTTACATCCCTACTAAAGAAATGGGAGGCGGCTCTGGTCTCAAGTACGCCGCGTCTACGATCATTTATCTTTCTAAGAAAAAAGAAAAGGATAAGACGGAAGTTATTGGTAACATTATTAAGGCTAAGACGGCTAAAAGCAGACTTACAAAAGAAAACTCAGACATAGAAACTAGACTTTTCTATGATGAAAGAGGTCTAGACAAATACTATGGATTACTTGAATTAGGAGAAAAGTATGGAATCTTTAACCGCAAAGGAAATAGGATCATTGTTGGTGATAGTAGTGTATATCCTTCTGCAATACTTAAGGATCCAGAGACATACTTCACCGAAGAAATAATGGAGAAACTAGACGAAGCTGCTGCCAAAGAGTTTAGTTATGGCAACTAGATTATCAGATTATATTAGGACATATGATGACAAACTTGATAAATCTTTTTGTGAAACTATCATTAAAACATTTCATGAATCCGACAGCATATATGTTGATCGAGAGCAGCGACCAACTTTCCGAGAGTTAAATATATCAGAGAGGTATTTGAATAAAGATCCTAAATGGATGTCTATTCAAGCAAGACTATCTGATATCTTAACTATAAGTGCTAAAAGTTATATTAATTATTTGGATGTAGGACCTGACTTTCCTGTTCAATATGGATTTGAACAGTTCCGTATGAAGATGTATGATAATAATGGTAAAGATCAATTCAAAGATCATGTTGATGTTGGAGATCATGCTTCTGCTAGAAGGTTTCTTGTTATGTTTCTATATCTCAATGATGTAGAGGAAGGAGGAGAAACAAATTTTCCTAAACTTGATGTTGCAATAAAACCGAAGTGTGGTAGAATAGTTTTGTTTCCTGCCACATGGCAGTATAGACACTCAGGACTACCACCAGTGTCATCTAAAAAATACATTGTTGGTTCTTATTTACATTACACATGAATCTAGAAGTTACCATACTGAATAATCTGATATCAAATGAAGAGTTTACTCGCAAGGTATTGCCTTTTTTGAAATCAGATTATTTTACTGTACGATCATACAAGATAATCTTTGCTGAAATTCATGAGTATATTTCTAATTACAATGCATTACCTTCTCTGAATGCATTAAGTATTGAGTGTCAAGAGAGGACTGATCTAACTGAAGATCAATTTAAAGATATTATGGAGGTGTTAAGTGGCTTATCCAATGAGAAAGCAGAACTGGATTGGATCGTTGATACAACAGAAAAGTGGTGTCAGGAGAGGGCGATTTATCTCTCGCTTATGGAGAGTGTCAAGATCGCAGATGGACAGGATGAAAAGAGGGATAAGGGGGCTATTCCACAAATACTAAGTGATGCGTTAGGTGTGTCGTTTGACCAAAATGTAGGTCATGATTACTTACAAAACTACGAAGAAAGATACGACTTCTACCATAAGACTGAAGAAAAGATTCCTTTTGACTTGGAGTTCTTCAACAAGATTACAAAGGGTGGTCTTCCTAACAAGACTCTCAATGTTGCTCTTGCAGGGACTGGTGTGGGTAAGTCTCTTTTTATGTGCCATGTCACTAGTAGTTGTTTGCTCCAAGGTAAGAACGTTCTCTATATTACTATGGAGATGGCAGAAGAAAAGATTGCCGAAAGAATAGATGCTAATCTACTGAACGTTCCTATTCAAAAACTACATGATTTACCACGAGCAATGTACGAGAATAAAATATCTGCATTAAGTAAAAAGACTCAAGGTAAATTAATTATCAAAGAATATCCTACAGCATCTGCACATGTAGGACATTTTAAATCATTATTAAATGAACTAGAACTAAAAAGAAATATTAAACCTGATATCATATTCATTGACTATCTAAATATATGTGCCTCTCAGAGATACAAAGGATCTATAGTAAATTCATACACCTATGTTAAGGCAATCGCAGAAGAATTACGTGGTCTCGCAGTTGAAACGAATGTTCCAATCGTTACCGCTACTCAAACTACTCGCTCAGGTTTTGGGAGCAGTGATGTTGATCTTACTGACACAAGCGAGTCTTTCGGTCTCCCTGCAACTGCTGACCTTATGTTTGCTCTTATTTCTACCGAAGAGTTAGAAGAACAGAATCAAATAATGGTCAAGCAATTAAAGAATAGATACTATGATCCTACTTTAAACAAAAGATTCTGTTTAGGTATTGACAGATCTAAGATGAGATTGTATGATGTTGATGAAGCACAGAAAGATCTCGTTGACGCAGGTGTTGAAGATAAGATCATTAAAAAAATTTCTGGTAAAAAATCCTTCGCTGAATTAAAGTATGATTGATTTCTTAAAGTATACAAAATTTGTTAATGCTGTAACATCAAATGAAAGTAAGTACGGTGGACATTTTAAAGATCGTATAAAAGAATTAGATTCTAAAGACTTTGCCTCACATAGAGCATTAACTGCTGCACTTGGATTGTGTGCAGAGTCAGGAGAATTTACTGAAATAGTAAAGAAGATATTATTCCAAGGTAAACCAGTTACTCAAGAAAATCTATTTCATATGAAACGTGAACTAGGTGATATCATGTGGTATTTTATACAGGCATGCATAGCACTAGATGTTTCACCAGAAGAGATCATAGAAATGAATGTAGATAAATTAAAGAGTAGATATCCTGGCGGAGAGTTTGATGTTCACTACTCAGAAAATAGAGAGAAAGGAGATCTATGAATTGTTGGCACTGTAAAACAGAATTAATATGGTCAAGTGATTATGATGTTGAGGATCTAAATGATGGAGAAGAGTCTGAGTATGATTTTTTTACCATCCTTACTTGTCCTAAATGTTTATCTTACTATGAGGTATTTCACCACAAATAATGGCATACTTAGTTCACCCCCTACCACCCAGAAAAGTTTGGGTAAAAAAAGAATATCTTTATGATCTAGAAAAAGGTCATGGAGAACTTACACCTGGTATATGGATATCTGTAAGAAGTATACAGGCAAAAGCACTATACTTTGAGACATTACTTACTGACTATGGTGCACTGTTTGACAAGTTACCCTTGAGTGCATTTGTATGGAAACCAGATATTGATTGGGATAATCAATTACCATTAGATGTATTAGAACTATGGGATTGTTTTGACTATAACATTACAGTTGTAGAGAAACCTATACTAGGTAGATGTCAGTTCTTTGGTAAGGATAAGAAGATGCATCCTGGCGAGTATGAATTTACTATCGACACTGCACATCCTGATTTTTCTGTACTAGATGTAAATTTCTCAGAGCATGATCCAGAGCATAAGACATTTAATATCATTGCACTAGACAACGGACAGTTCGCTGCACAACCAAATAATAGATGTCAGTTTTTTGATAACAGTTTGGTTGATAATGATAATCTTAAACAACCTGACTTCAAAGTATGCACACAGAACTATGCAGTAGAGACACTGCCTAAGTGGTGGTCTGTAGGACATACAGATGAGTGGGCATATAAAACAGGAGAAGAGGAAGTTGAACTAAAGATAGAACCAGAGTTGGGAGAACCAGAAGTATACTGGTCAAGTAAGGCATTAGATGACTTGGATGAAATAAATAAAAATAAAAACGATGGCGAAGGCAAAGATTGATGCCAACCGAGGAGATTTATTTGAAGCATTTT